CGTCCCGGACGCGGAGATCCTGGCCTTCCACAAGGACGCCGTTACCCTGGCGACCCGCGCCCCCGTCGTGTCCCCCGGCGCGAAGTTCGGCGCGACCGTGAACGAGAAGGGCTTCTCCCTCCGTTACCTGCGGGACTACCTGGTCGACACCACGATCGACCGCTCCTTCGTGAGCACCTTCTCCGGGATCGCGATCCTGCCGACCTACAAGATCGAGCGCGATTACGTGACTCGCGCCGTCACCGCGACGGAGATCGAGAACGGCGGAATCCTGCACCTGAACACCGCCGAAGCCGTGGCCTAGTCCTGGCCTAGTCGCGTAGGGCGCCCTTCGCTGGGCGCCCTATGCGGCTCTCACGTCCTCAGAGAGGAGTCCTTTTGTCTTTACCTCTCCCTCCTCCCGTTAGCGCGCTGGAGGCCCGCCTGGGCCTTCCCGCTGGCACGCTTACGGGCGAGGAGCTGGTCCGCGCGGAGTCCGCCCTGGAGGACGCCTCGACTCTGGCCCTGGCTGAAGTCTCCACGACGAAGGCCGCCGCCTGGGAGCTCGACGCTCCGAAGGTCGTCCGCCTGGTCGTCCTGAAGGCCGCCCGTCGCGAGTTTGAAAACCCGCGCGGCCTGGAGCAGGAGTCACTAGGCGAGCATTCCGTCGGCCTGACGGATACCTCCGGCGTCTACCTCACCGGCCGCGAGATCGCCCAGATCAAGCGCGCCGCGACTGGCCGTTCCGGGGGCTTCGTCGGCACGATCCGCACCCCCTCCGCCTTCAATGAGCCCGCCCCCGTCGAATCGACGGAGGTCGTCTTCTAGTGCTTCTCACTTCCTACCGCGTGACCCCGCCCGTTTACCGGCTCCGCCCTGGGACGACCCTCGACTCCGACGGAGATCCCGTCGAGTCCTGGGACTCGCCCGCCCGCTTCAAGATCGCGGGGGCGATCGTCCAGGACGTCTCGACCGTCGAGGAGGAAGGCGTCTCGAAAACGATCGTCAAGGGCGAGCGGACCCTCTTCGTCCCCCGGCGAGTCGACCTGAAGGCGGAGGACCGGATCGAGGTCGAGGGCGAGCTATGGCGTGTAAACGGCGATCCCGTTACTCGCGCCGGCCTCGCCTCCGGCGTCGTCACCACTGCCACCCTTACCCGCGTCGAGTCCCGTTAGGAGGCCCTGAATGGCCCCGAAGATCCGCCTCGATAGAGGAGGCATGGCCGCCATGCTGAAGAGCGCCGGAGTCGCCTCCGCCGTCGAGGCCGCGGCCGAATCGACCTTCTCGAACGTCGGCGCCGTCGAGGCTCACGACGGCCAGGTCGTCCCCGTCGAAGTCACGACCGGCACGACCGACCGCGCTATCGCACGAGTAACCCTCTTGCACGCGGCGGGCCTGGGCCTCCAGGCGAAACACGGCACGCTGACGAAGGCCGCCCAGGCGGCGGGCCTCCAGGTTAGGGCGGCGAAGTGACCGCTATCGGCTTCCCTGACCCTCGCCGCGCCTCCCGCGACCTCCTCCGCTCCCTCCTGGCCGCCAGGACGGAGCCTTACGCCCAGGGCGTCACCGTCTCCACGAAGGCGCCGACGTCGACTTCCGCCCTTCCCTTCGTCCAGGTCAAGAGCGACGGCCGCTTCCGGGACTCCCGGCTGAATGGCCGCGCGACTGTCCGCGTCCTCGTCTATCACCGCGACGAGGGCCTGGGCGAGGACCTGGCGGGCCTGGCGGAGAGCCTCCTCCTGGCGGCGAGCTCCGCCGAGATCCGGGGCTTCTCCCCCGTCTCTGGCCCTATCCCCACGAGCGACCCGGACACCGGCGAGCCGCTCTCCTTCTTCACCCTCACCGCCCGGCTTCGGCCGGTCAACCTCTAACCGAAAGGACTCCGACTTATGGCTGGAGACGCTAAGAACACTGCACTCTGGGAGCGGGCGGACGTCTATATCGCCCCCTCCGACACTGAAGGCCCGACGGACACCGCAACCGCCTGGGCGGCGGCCTGGGAGCTCGGCGGCCTCCTGGACGGCGAGGAAGGCTTCACCGAAACCCGCGACGGCGACACCTCTGAGCATTACGCCTGGGGCGGCGTCCTCTTCAAGCGGACCAACTCGAAGCACAAGCGAACCTTTAAGTTTGTCGCCCTGGAAGACAACGACGTGATCTTCAAGCTCGTCAATCCTGGCTCGACCCGGACGTCTGACGGCGTGACCGGCCTCCGAACGGGCAAGATCACGGTCCCGAAGGGCTACCGCTTCGCCGTTGGCTTCGAGCTCTTCGACGGCGAACGGACGAAGCGCCGCTTCGCGAAGAACGCCGAAGTCCAGGAGATCGGCGAGATCAAGGAATCCGAAACGGAGCCCACGGTCTACGAGATTACCGTCGTGATCTTCCCGGAGGCCGACGGCACCCTCTACCACACCGTAGAGGACGACCCGGCCGCCGCCTAGTCCCAACACCTAAGAGGAGAGCCTTCGCGCGGGAGGCTCTCCTCTTCTCTTTCCACTTCCCGCGCGCCCTAATCCACTTCCTGACCCGCGCTATAAGGAGCCCCATTATGCCTACCTCTAACCCCACCGCCGCCGAAGCCCTGGGCGATAAGGTCCCCTTCTCTCACAACGGCGTCGACTACCTCCTCGACCCGGCGAGCGAGTGGGACGCCGACGCCCTGGAGCAGTACGAAAACGGGAAGATCATGACCTTCCTCCGAATGATCCTGGGCGAAGAGCAGTACGCCCGATTCAAGGCAACGAAGCCGAAGGTTGGCGCCGTGAACGAATTTATGCTCGGCATCCAGAAGGCCCTCGGGATCAAGGGAAACTGACGGCGCTCGTCGCGCTCCTGAAGGGCGAGACGGACACGGTAGAGGCGGACCTCCAGCGCTTCTACCGTGTCGATCTCGCGGACTACTGGCGCGGCGGGCTCTCGCTCCGACGGCTCTCCGTCCTGATTCACCACCTCCCTAGCGAGTCGGCCACGGCCCGCGCGGCGAATGAGATCGCCCCCGGCTGGGACGTTCACGCCTTCCTCCTCGCGGACATTTATCACGCCTGGACCGGCCAGGCTCACCCCGCCCGGCCCCAGCCGAAGAAGGCATCCCGTTACGCGGAGCTCCGCGCGCGCCTGGAGCGCCAGAAGGCGGAGCGCACTACTTCTACACCCTCGTAAGGAGGCAACGTGTCAAATGTCGGTTACGCGACGCTTACGGTCCTGCCGTCCGCGAAGGGCTTCGCGTCCGCCCTGGGCGGCGAAGTCAGCGGCCCGCTGGCTTCGGCCGGACGGGACGCTGGCAACAAGTCCGGGGGCCTCTTCGCGGGGGCCTTCAAGGGCTTAGTCGGTCCCGCTATGGCCGTTATGAGCGCGGGCATCTTCGGCGGCTTTATCGCTGAAGCCGCCCGCGCGTCCGACGCGACGGACAAATTCAAGGCGACTATGAACTTCGCCGGACTCGATACGTCGGCGATCGACGCCGCGACGAAGGCCGCGAAGGGCTACGCCGACCAAACGGTCTACGACCTCCCGACGATCCAGAACATGATCGCCCAGCTTGCCTCTAACGGCGTGAAGGATTACACCGGCTTGACGAAGGCCGCTGGCAACCTGAACGCCGTCGCGGGCGGTAACGCGGAGACGTTCAAGTCCGTAGCTATGACCATGACTCAGACGGCGGGCGCGGGAAAGCTCACGACCGAAAACTGGAATCAGCTTTCCGACGCGATCCCTGGCGCCGCTGGCCCGCTTATGAAGGCCATGCAGGACGCGGGCGCCTATACGGGCAACTTCCGCGACGCTATGGCCGAAGGCGAGATCACGGCCGACGAGTTCAACGCCGCCCTTATGAAGCTCGGAAACGACCCGATCGCCGTCGAGGCGGCGAAGTCGACGAAGACCTTCGAGGGCGCGATCGGCAACCTCGAAGCTACGATCAACTCCGGCCTAATGACGGCCCTGGACGCTATGAAGCCCGCGATCACCGGGGCGATTACCCTCCTGGCGGACGGCCTGGGCGGGGCCTTCGATAAGGCGGGCTCCGCGCTCCAGCCGCTTACGGGCGCTGTCCACGCCTTCGGCGCCGCCTGGCAAGCGAATAACGGCGACGTGACCTCCGACGGCCTGGCGGGCGTCTTCGAGCGCGTCGCCAACGCGATCCGCCCGATATGGGACGCCCTGGCTCCTCTGGGAACCGTCGTCGCTGCCGTCGCGACGCAATTCTCGCCGCTCTCGATCGCCTTCCGCGCCCTGGAGCCGGTCCTCCCGGTCCTCCTCAGCACGTTTACACAGCTAGGCGTCGGGATCGCCGGGACGCTGACGGTAGCGGTCGCCCAGCTTGTGCCTTTCGTCCAGGTCCTCGTCTCGACGCTCTCCGGCGTCTTTATCCAGATCATGCCCGCCGTGATCGCAATGCTGACGGTCCTCGGTAGCGCGTTTACACAGCTAGTCCCTGTAGTCATGGGCGTCCTCTCGGCCGTCCTGCCACTCGTGACGACCCTCGTATCGCAACTGGCCCCGATCATCACGAGCCTGGTAACGGCGATCCTGCCCCCGGTCGTGTCGATCTTCGGGAACATTGTGAACGCCGTCGGCCCGCTGGTGACTATGCTCGCGGCTCTCCTGATCCCGGCGATCCAGGCTCTTATGCCGGTCGTCGTGACGGTCTTCCAGGTCGTCGCCGACGTGATCGCTTCGGCAATGAAGATTGTCCAGGGCATCATCCAGGTAGCGACGGGCATCATTACGGGTAACTGGGAAAACGTCTGGACGGGCATTGGAAATATCCTTTCCGGGGCCTGGGGAGTGATTACCGGACTCGTCTCCGGAGGCGTCCAGATAGTCCGGTCGTTAATAGGCGCGGCCCTCTCCTATATAGGAAGCCTCTGGCGTGGTGCCTGGTCCGGGATCTCTTCCTTCCTGGGCGGAGTCTGGGGAAATATCCGCTCCGCCGTGTCCTCCGGGATCTCCGGCGTCGTCAGCTTCTTCTCCGGCCTTTGGGGGCGGATCTCTGGAGCTATGGGCGACCTGGGCGGAAGGATGCTCGGCGTAGGCCGCGACATGATCGCGGGCCTGGCGAACGGAATCCGGAACGCCGCTGGCATGATCCGGGACGCCGTCGCGGGCGCGATCGGTAACGTCGTCGACTTCGCGAAGGAGCTCCTCGGGATCCACTCCCCGTCGCGCGTCTTTATGGAGATCGGCGACTTCACCGCGCAAGGTATGGCCGTCGGCCTGACGAAGGGCGCGAAGCACGTCCAGAAGGCCGCCGCAACAGCCCTCGTCCCGCCCGCTCCCTCCTTCGCGTCTCCGGACGTGACGGCCGGAGCCGTCCAGGGCGCCGCCAGCGGATCTCTTCCTTCGGGAAGCCCGCTGATCGGTTCCCTCACCCTCCAGTCGTCCGGCGACACCCGCGCCGACGTCGAAGAGGTCCTTTTCCATACCCGCCGCATAGCACGAGGAGGCGTTCATGCCTAGCGACTGGTCCCTCTCCTACCCTGGGGAGGCTCTCGCCTTCGGGAGTGTCGCCTCCGGCTTCGTGTTTGACGCGGCGCCGGAGATAGGTCCCCTGGAGATCCAGACAGACGACGCCGCTCGGCCCCGCGCTGACGGCGTCGTCTTCGGCTCCGACTTCTTCGGCGGCCGGACGATCACCTTCGCGATCTCGGTCGACGGGGCGGACGAGGCGGAGGCGCGCGAGCGTCTCGCGGTCCTGACGAAGGCATGGCGGGCGGACTCGATCCGCTCGACTCCTGGGGCGGTCGCGACCCTGGCTTCCGACTCCGGTCGCGTAGCCTTCGGCCGCCCCCGCCGCTTCGTCTCCGCCGACGAGCTCCTCCCCTTTGGCCTAAGCCGCGTGACGTGCGACTTCGCCGGAGGAGATTCTTTGTGGTACGGCGCGGAGAGCTTCGCGACCGTGACCCTCGCCCCCGCCGCTAGCGGCGGGCTTATCGCCCCGCTCGCTTCTCCCCTGGCGACGACGGCGACCTCCGACCGCTCGACCGTCCTCACGATCGGCGGCGAGGTCCCGACCTGGCCCGTCTTCGAGATCCAAGGGCCGATTACTAACCCCGTCGTCGAGATCGTCGGCCTCCTCCGAATGGAGTTCCGGACGACGCTCGCTTACGACCAATCCCTCACCGTTGACACGCGGCCCTGGGCGCGGACGATCCTCCGGAACGGCGCGAGCCTGGCTGGGAGCCTCTCCCGGACCTCGACGCGCCTCTCCCAGGCGTCCCTCCCTCCTGGCCGTTACGAGCTCGTCCTTCGCGGCGCCTCGGAGTCCGGCACCGCTTCCGTCTCCGCCTCCTGGCGCGACGCTTACCTAACCCCCTAGAAGGAGATCCACAATGGCATGGGATAGCGTTCCCTGGTTTATCGGCGGCGGCGCCCAGCACTCCCCCGAAGTCGCCCGCCTCCTGGCTTACGCCGCGACGAGCGGCGCGGAGGGCATCGTGAACGTCGGCGACCTGAAAGTCGCCCCGCTCGACGTCCCTGGCGGCTCCGTCCGCGTCCTTCCTGGCGCGGCCCTGATCCGTAACCGCGCGACGGGCGGCGACTCCCAGACATACGTCTCCCGCCTCCCGGTCGAGGAGTCAGTCGCCGTCGCGCCGACTGGCTCCGGCGCGGGGCGGACGGACCTCGTCGTCGCCCAGATCGAAGACCCTTTCATGGCGGGCGAGCCCTGGCAGGACCCGGCCGACCCGACCGTCGGCCCGTATATCTTCACGCGGATTATCTCCAATGTCCCGGCCGGGACGACTCGCCTCCAGGACGTCCCAGGCTACGGCGGCCGCTCGGCCGTCACCCTGGCCCGCCTGGACATCCCGGCGTCGACCGGGACGATTACGGCGGCCATGATTACGGACCTCCGCAAGGTCGCAAATCCGCGGACCCTTCGCCAGATGGTCACGGTCTATCCGAGTACCGCTCTCAACATGCCGACGAGCGCTTACGCCTCCTGGCCGATCACGTCCGCCCAGCGGCCCTCCCTCCAGGTCCCGGAATGGGCGACCCGCCTCGACGTCGTCGCGCATTACTCCGGCGTCAAGTTCGCTATGTCCGGGACGGCCGACACCGTCGCCGGTATCCGGACGGGCCTCGGCGCCGACGCGGCCGATAACGGGATCATCATTGCGGACACGACGGGGCGCGGCCACTACACGCTCGTCGGCTCTCACGCGATCACGCCGGAGCAACGCGGCACGAGTCAGCTCCTCAATCTCCAGGCCGTCCGCTCCGCTGGGGCGGGCGTCTGGACCGCTGATTACCAAACGTCGATCGTGATCGACTGGCAATTCACGGAGGAGCCCGTATGAGCTCCTGGCGCTACATAGCCCAGCGAGCGACGACCGGCGAGTTTCTCGATATGGAGCTCCCCCTGCACCGTGACGAGCTCCGCTGGGAGCTCTCCGGGGCGGGGGCTCTCCGTGGGACCGTGACGCCCGCGATCGGCCTCTCCCTGGCTCACGACGGCCGCCCCGTCCTGGAGGAGTGGAGCACGCTCCTCTACGCCGAAGCGGACGGCGAGATCCGCTGGGGCGGGATCGTCGTCTCGTCGAAGTTCGAGGGCGCCTCCTGGACGGTCGAGGCGGCGGGCTTCGCGACTTACCCTCACGGCCTCCCCTACACCGGGAATTACTCGAAGATCGGCGTCGATCCGGCGACCGTCGTCCGGGACATATGGAGCCACGTCCAGGGCTTCGAGGACGGCAACCTGGGAGTCACTGTCAGCGGCTCCACGAAGGCCCGCCTCGGGACGACGAAAGTCCAGGGCGACAATGACTCCGGCCCCTACGTCCTCCAGTGGTGGGAGGCGCCCGACTGCGGCGGAGAGATCGACTCTCTCGCCCAGGAGACGCCCTTCGATTACGCGGAGGAGCACGCCTGGGACGGCGACGAGATCCGGCACGAGATCAAGATCGGCTGGCCCCGCCTGGGGCGGCGCCGGGACGACCTGGCTTTCATCCAGGGAGACAACGTCGCGGCCGTCGTGACGCCGGAGCTCGACGGCGACCTCTTCGCTAATGAGGTCCTGGGCATCGGCGCGGGCGAGGGCTCGAAGTCGGTCATTAGCTCGACGGCCGTCCGGGACGGGCGCCTACGCCGCACCTACGTTTACACGGCTAAGGACGTGAGCCAAAAAGGCCGGCTGGCGGCCCTGATCCGGAACGAGCTCCAGCGCCGACAGCTGACTCTCGGGATCGACTCGATCACCGTCCGCGAGCACCCTAACGCGCCGATCGGCTCCTGGTCCGTCGGCGACGACGTCCTGGTCGAGGCGACGCTCCCCTGGCTGGGCGATATCGCCCTCTGGAGCAGGATCACCGGCTGGACGCTCACGAGCGACACGACGGCGACCCTCTCCCTCAAACGATCGGATTCATTCACCTACGGAGGCTAATCATGGCAACTAGCGCCGAACGCCTCGCCGCCGAGCTCGCCGACACGCGGCGCCGACTTATCGCCCTGGAGCGGGCGAGCCAACTCGCTCACTCGACGGTCGACGTCGACGGCGAGGCTATGCCGCTCCCGGACGCGATCGGCGTCGGCGTCGAGGCGAGTAAGGACCTGGTCGTCGTCCGCGACGACCTGGATCTCGCCGAAGAGGAGCTCGTCGCGCAAAAGACGCGCGTCGACGAGGAGATCCTTCCGGCGATCGAGGACGCGGCCGCTTCCCCTGTAACCGACGCCCGCCTCCAGGCGGGCTCTCTCACTGTTTGGCCCTTCCAGGGCCAGGCTATCCCGGCCGGAGCCCTGGCCCCTGGCGCCGTCGGCTCGACCGATATCGCCGACTTCTCCCTGGTCGCTCGCAAATTCAACGACGACCGCCACCGCATCTACTAACACCTTGGGGACTCAATGACTGAAACTGTGACCGGCACAATCGACCTCGACAAGCGGATCGAGAACGTCCTTCACGAGAAGCTCTCTCACTTCCTGGAGGACATTAGCTTCCGGATCGGGCAGGAGTACGAGCTCCAGGCGCGGCGGAACGGCCTCGCGAAGGGGACGGTCTTCGCCGAAGACCTGAATATCAAGGACCGCGTCTTCCTGACGGGCTACACCGTCACGAATAACTCGCCGACGGCTGGCTCGATCGCCTGGGCGGACCTTCACGTCGTCTATAACGGCGTCGATCACGCGATCACTAATGGCAACACGGCGCTCCAGTACGTCTACTTCACGGCGAGCACTACGCCGACGACCCTGAAGTCGTCCGCGACTAAGCCCGTCCTGAGCGACGGCGACGTCCTCCTCTTCGTGAACGAAGGCGGCGTCGCCCGGAACATGCTCTCGGATACGAACGCCTCCCTCCCCCGCCTCGTCGCGACGAACGCCGTCGACACGGACGCGATCGCGGACAGCGCCGTGACCGGAGATCAAATCGCTTCCGGCGCCGTCGGCGCTGGCAAGATCGGGACCGGCGCGATCAACAACTCGAATCTCTTCTCCGGGAAGGTCGTCGGCTCCGGGCAGATCGTCGATAAGGCCGTCGGCTCGACGGCCCTGGGCGATAACGCCGTCGGATCACTCCAGCTTGCGGCGGGCGCGATCAACAACGCGAATAAGTTCTCCGGGAAGGTCCTTTCCGGGACGAACATGGTCGACGGGACCGTCGGCGGAACCCAGCTAGGAAGCGGCGCCGTCTCCGCGCAAAAGCTGAACATCATGCGGCACGTTATGTACTGATCCGCACACCTGGAGGGGCTCTTCGGAGCCCCTCCTCTTTTTGTCTTTCCCTCAACGCTTTCCCCAGGAGTCTTCTTCATGGCCGCCAGTCAAATCTCGCACAATACGCCCGTCGCCGGGTCGATCACCTGGACGGGCTTCAATATCGCATACGCGGGCCAGTCCTACGCCGTCCCTGGCGGGAGCACCGCTGGGCGCTTTGTGTGGTGGGAGTACCGTAACGGCACCCCGGCAACCATGACCGGCGACGTCCTCCCGGAGCTCGGCCCGGACGACATTATCCTCTTCCTGAACAAGAGCGGAATCGGCTCCCTGGTGCCTGCGACGAGCGTCGTCGACGGCTCCCTGATCGTTGAGGAGTCGATCATGGCCCCCGCGATCGGCGCCGATCAAATCAACGGCGGCCACATCGAGGCCGACGCCGTCCAGGCGAAGCACGTCGCCGCTGGAGCGATCACGGCCGACGCCCTCTCCGTCGGGACCGTCTCGGCGAACCTCGTCGCGAACGGAAGCTTCGAGGACTTCGACGAAAACGCGACGATCATCGGCTGGGAAGTGGCCGCTATGACCTCCGGCTCGATCACGCCCGTTACCGGCGTCGCTAGCTCCGGCGCCGTCGCGATTCAGCTAGACGCGACGAGCACGACGGCGGATCTCCGCCTCGTCCAGGCGCCCGCGAAGCTGATCCCTGTCTCGGCCGCCTCCGGCCGGAAGTGGTACGCCTCCGCCAGGATGGGCGCCGGGACCGCCACGACGAAGGGCGCCTTCCTCCGGGCGAACTGGTACGACGCTAACCGCGTCTTCCTCTCCTCTTCCGCCGTCGTCTCCGACGTCGCCCTGGCGACCTCCTTCGCCGTCTTCGAGGGCCAGGCGACCCCGCCCTCGACCGCTCGCTTTATGGGTCTGGAAGTCGCGTTTACACAGCCTAACGTCGCCGCGAAAATGTACGTCGACGAGGTCACGGCTTACGAGGTCCTTATGAGCGCCCACATCGGCGAGGGCCAGGTTACGGCGACGAAGATCAAGGGCGACGCGATCGACGGTAAGACCATTACCGGCGCGACCGTCCGGACGGCTGAGAGCGGCGCCCGCGTCCAGCTTGATATGTCCGGCCTCCGCGCCTTCGACGCGACCGGCGCGGAGACTGTGAAGATCTCCGCCGCCGACGGGAGCTTCTCCGGGACGGGCGACTTCACGGCCCGCAACGAGAAGGGCATGGTCCAACTGACGCCCTCGACGCAAGTCGGCGGCGGTCGTCCTGGCGTAGCCCTGGGCGAGGACTCCGCGACCATTTACGGCCCTATGCTCTTCGGCGCTGACCCGACGAAGACCGCGACCGACGGCTTCTCCGCTGGCGACGCCGTCCTCGTGTCCGGCCAGGCCGTCTCCGGGGGCGGACGCTCCCAGCTAGTCCTCCAGCAGGACGGCGAGATCCGCCTTCAAGCTATGGGCGGCGCTATGGATACCCAGGGCTTTTACCTGGACCCGACTAACGGCGTGACGATCGCGGCGCCGAAGACGACCGTTAACGGCGACCTGATCGCTAGGGGACAAATCCAGACGGCACCGGACGGATACCCCGGCCTCGTGCTTCTGAACACGAATGACGGATATCCCGGCATATGGTTTAGCTCCACTGGCGGGACGGGCGGATCGGAGCCCGCGATCTACGCGGACCCTTCCTTCAACATCATCTATCGGGGCGCCTCCAGGATGCAGGGCCCGGTCGATATGGGCTCGACCGGGAGCGGCTATTACGTCCGCTTCCAGTCCGGCTTTCCTGGCTTCTATATCCGCAACGACGGTACTAACGGCCCGGAGAAGGGCGCGGACGCCGCGATATGGTCGCCCTCCAACGCAAACACAATGCACCTTCGGGCGCCTCTTATCGGCTCGCGCGGCGCGGTCCGGATCGACTCCGGATCTCAGCTCGAATACTACGATCCGCCGACGTCGACCTTCGGCGCTAACGTCGGTATCTCGACCTCGCCGAAGGACCGCTTCTACAAGCTGACCTCGAAGCGGTCCTCGAAGGTCAATATCCACGACTTCCCGGTCGAGAAGGCCGCGAAGGTCCTGGACCTTAGCCCGCGCCTCTGGCTCGACCGGACGCAGGTCGAGGAGCGGATCGGGAAGGACGTCGTCCAGGACCCGGACGGCCCCGAAGGTCCGAAGGTCGCCGCCGAAGTGATCGCGGAGCACAAGCTGAAGCGCCAGAAGGGCGGCCCCCGCCTCCGCGAGGTCCCCGGCCTGGTCGCTGAAGAGGTCGAGGCCGTCGGCCTCTCCGAATACGTCGTTTACACGGACGACCCGGAGACGGACGAGCAGAAGGTCGAGGGCGTCTCCTATGACCGTATGTGGACGCTCCTTATTCCGCTCGTGAAGGAGCTCCGCGAGCGAGTCGCGACGCTCGAAGCGGAGAAGGCTCCCCGCGCCCCTCACGCTGAGAAGATCGCCGCCCTGGAGCAGGAGAACGCCGCCCAGGCCGAAGCCCTCGCCGCGCTGGAGGCCCGTCTCGCCGCCCTGGAAGCAAAGTAACCCCGAAGGCTCGCTCTCCTCCTGGAGGGCGGGCCTTCCCTACATCGGAAGCCCCCTATGTCCTCTATGCCTGATCCACCTACCGCCTCGCCGGAGACGACTCTCCTCCTGGCGTTTACACGCCTCGAAGGAAAGGTCGACGTCGCGCTCGCCCAGCATGGCGCCGATATCAAATCCCAGGGCGAAGACCTGAAGGACCACGAGGCGCGAATCCGGATCCTGGAGTCCCGCTCGACCGTGAGCCCCCGCGTCCTCTGGACGACCGTCGTCTCGGCGGCGGGCCTGGTCATTGCCTCGGCGCCCTTCCTGGATCGAATCCTCAACTAAGGAGAACCGCTTTTGTCCACTCGTGAACCTCTCGTAATCCGCGGCGCGATCACCGCCGCGATCACCGCCGTTATTCACGTCCTCGTGATCCTGGGCGTCTTCCCGATCGAGCCGGAGGCGGAGAGCGCGATCGGCCTCGCCGTCGACCTGATCGGGACCGCCGTCCTCGTCGTCTGGACGCGCGGCAAAGTGACGCCGATCGACGACCCTAAGCTCCCAGCGCACCGCGCGACGAAGGTCGAACCTAGCGTCGTCGGCTAACCCTCCCCCTCAAACACACGTCTAGGGCGGTCCACTCGGGCCGCCCTTTTTCGTGCCCGAAAGGAGCCTCATGGGCTATATCTACCCCGTCCCGAAAGGGACTCCTGTCTCCCAGCACTTCGGAACTAACCCCGGAGGAGTGAACCCGGTCGGAGGCCATACCGGCATTGACTTTGCTTGCAAGATCGGGACGCCGCTCTACGCGCCCGCCGACGGCGTGATCGTCCTGGAAGGCTGGATCACCGACCCGACCGGCGCCTCGAATCCCTGGCTCCTGACTGAAGGCGGCGGGATCGTGATCGTCCTGGACGCTGGCGCCTCCGCGCCGACGTTCATCATGGCGCACCTGAACGCCTCCCTCGTGAACAAGAATCAGCGCGTCCGCAAGGGCGACCTGATCGGCTACACCGGCAACACCGGCAAATGGACGACCGGCCCTCACCTTCACTTCGAGGTCCTTCTCCCTGGCTACATCATCCAGTCGAGCACTTACGGCCGCTCTAACCCGGCGAGTGTTTGCACGTCCTACAAGGAGGATCTCGCCGCCACTGGGAGCGCTACCGGAGGCCCTCGGACACGGAAGGTCACTCTCCAGGGAACGCGCGTCCGGACGGCTCCCTGGACGAGCGCCCCGCTCGCCCCTGGCTACCCTGACGGCCTGGCCGCTGGCGCCGTGATCTCCGTCGTCGGCTACGTCAAGGGCGAGGCCGTCTCGAAGGGTAATAACGCCTGGTATAAGACGAAGAGCGGCTTCTATGTCTGGGCGAACAACGCCGGAGACAATATCTCCGGCCTGAAGTACCTCGGCGAGGTCGCCCGCCCGGCCGCTCCGGCTCCGAAGCCCGCCCCGGCTCCGGCTCCCGCGCCGAAGCCCGTCCCGAAGCCCGCTCCGGCTCCTGCCCCGGCACCGGCTCCCGCTCCTGCCCCGGCTCCCGCTCCTGCCCCGGCTCCGGCTCCGGGCTACTCCTTCACGGCGGCTTGCTCGCTCGTCACGGAGATCCGCCCGGCCGCCGAAGGCAAGTTCCAGCGCGGCAACATGCCCGCCCAGGTTACGGGCCTCGTCGTGCATCAGTTCATTGCTGGGGAGGATCGCTTCGACGTTCACCTGGACTCCGTAATCAACACGTTTACACGCGGCGATCGAGTCGCGTCGGCTCACTTCGGCGTCGAGGGTAAGCGCGTCGTCCAGTTTGTCGACCTGAAGGACCGCGCTTATCACGCTGGCCCTGGCGGTAACGATCACTGGAGCATCGAGGTTTACGGCGGTATGGACGCCGAAACCCTGGCGACCGTGGCTCTCCTGATCTTCGAGCTCCAGAAGCTCGCGGGCCGCCCGCTGGAGCTCTTCCGGCACCGGCAGATCATGGCGACGCAATGCGGCGACGACGTCCCCCTGGAGAAGATCCTGGCCGCCGTCGCTGACCTGGCGAACCCGGCGACCCCGTCGACTCCCGACGTCGTCGAGCCGGTCGCTCCGTCCCCCGTCCCCGGCGTCACGCCGGAGCAGAAGGAGGCGATCGTCCGCGAGTTCATCGAGAAGCTCGTCGACGAGGTCCTGGACGACACGAAGTAAGGCCCTGGCCCCGCTCTCTCCGGAGGGCGGGGCCTTTCGCCGTTTACACGCCCTCAAATTGCCGTGAGCAAAAGTGCCGGCCTCGGCCCTCTCCTCTTTCGTCCCATACCCAAACGAAAGAGGAGATCCTCCCATGACTTCCGCCCCTATCGTCGGCCTGATCGGCAAAAAGCGCTCCGGGAAAGACACCTTCGCCGCTGGCCTGATCGACGCTCACGGCTTTACCCGCGTCGCCTTCGCCGATCCCGTCCGCCAGGCCGCGCTCGACCTGGACCCCTACGTCGGCCGTCCGGCGCTTCCCGGCCACCTGGCGCCCCAGAAGGACGTCCGCCTCTCTGAAGTGATCGAGACGATCGGCTGGGAGAAGGCGAAGGACTTCGTCCCGGAGGTCCGCCGAATCCTGGAGAACTTCGGGACTAACTCGATCCGCAAGCTCGATCCTGACTTTTGGGTCCGCATGGCCGTCGAGAAGATCCAGGCAACGCCCGGCCCCGTCGCCGTGACCGACGTCCGCTTCCCTAACGAAGCTGACAAGATCCGCGAGCTCGGCGGCTACGTCGTCCGGATCGTCCGCCCTGGCTTCGAGTCGGCGCCCGGCGCGCATATCTGCGAGACGGCGCTCGACGGATACGAGGCCGACGTGACGTTCCTGAACGACTCGACGGTCGAGGCCCTCCAGGATCAAGCTCACGGCTTCGGCGACGCGCTGATCCGCTACTCCCGCTAACTCAAAAAGGCTCGTCTCTCCTTCCGGGAGAGGCGGGCCTTTTTTGTTGCCTATTTAGTCCAATCCTTGGACATACCCCGTAACGCCTCGCGTGAGACGCCGCGCGTAGCTTACGCTTTTACTCATGGTCTCACTGAACGATATTCAACTCGCCGCTATCGACTCCCTCCGGAACTACCGGACGGCCCCAGAAGGCGAGAAGACGACGAACCTTCGCGCCGTCGCTAACTCCTTCGTCGACGCGCGGGAGCACTTCTTCACGCCCCAGGGCGAGCCCGACTGGCTCGGCCGGACTCACGCTTACCGCTCATGGGTCCGCGAGACTATGAGCCAGGCGAGCGTCCAGGCGAGCGAGCTCGCGACCGTCCAGGCGGCGATCCGCTATCACGTCGGGAATATCGTCCGCGAGCGTATGGACCCGGACACGCTCCAGGGCCTCGGCCTCCGCGCGTCGAGCCCGAAGCA